TTTGAATGATCCGGTAACGCCGACGATTGATATTAATTTCGGAGTACCAAAGGAACTTGAATTTCCTGCAACAACTTACCCGACAAATAATCTATTTAATATCTATCATAAGCCTTATATCTTAGAGATTACGGATATGGAATCCAAACTATTGACATGCCGGGTTTATTTAACGGCAGTTGATATTTACAATTTAGATTTCAGCAAATACATTTGGATTAATGGCGTGTTATTTAGGTTAAATAAAATAAGTTCCTACGATCCGACATCTTACCGGACAACACAAGTTGAATTATTAAAAGTGATAAATACAGACTAATGGCTGAGGAAATAATAGGAATAAAAATTACCACAGATGCAAATAAAGCTACTGAGGATGTAAAGAAATTAGATAATGCATTTGATCAAACCGACAAATCGGTAAAGTCATTAAGAACCCAATTAAAAGAGGCGCAGGCAGATGTTGGATTGCTTTCTGATAAGTTTGGAGCGACATCTAAAGAGGCAATTAATGCGGCCAAGCGTGCAGCGGATTTAAAAGATAGAATCGGCGATGCTAAAGCCTTGACCGATGCATTCAATCCGGATGCTAAATTCAAGGCGGTGGCTTCCTCATTGGCTGGTGTTGCTGGTGGGTTCGCTGCGCTGCAGGGCGGAATGGCTTTATTTGGTAAAGAAAATAAGAATGTCGAAGCCGCTTTATTAAAAGTAAATGCGGCAATGGCATTGTCGCAAGGATTGCAGTCAGTTGGTGAAAGTGTAGATTCATTTAAACAGTTGGGTGCAGTAATTAAAAGCACAACAACCTTCCAGACTTTAAACAATGCAGCAACCCAAACGGCGGTAACAATTCAGAAAGCCTTCGGGATTGCAACTGTTCAGACCAGCGTTGGATTCAATATTTTAAAGGGTGCGATTATAGCTACTGGTATCGGTGCATTAGTTGTTGCGCTGGGTTTGGTTATTCAAAACTTTGATAAGATCAGTAACTGGATTAAAAACAGTCCGCTTGGGACTTTGGCTAAAGGTGTTGGTAATTTAGTTGAGCAATTTACTGACTTTGTAGGAATCACAAGCGAGGCGGAAAGGAATCTTGATAAATTATCGGTCGCAAATAAACGTGCAAATGAAGACATCGAAAACAGAATCAAAGTTTTAAAAGCGCAGGGCGGATCTGAAAAAGAAATATATGAGTTAAGTAAACAAAGAAATGAAAATGAACTGGATGATCTTAGAAATGCGAGTAAGGTAAAAGGGACATTATCGGAAGAAGAACAGAAAAAGTTTAGGGATTTAAAAGTTGAGCAATTAGTTTTAAGTGCGGAATTTAATAAGAAAAGTGCGGAGGAGGATAAGAAAGCAGCAGAGGAAGCAAAGAAGAAAAGGGATGAAGCGAACAAACAAGCTATTGAAGATAAAAAGAGTGCTGATAAAATGTTGCTTGATTTGCAGAATCAAAAGGCATTAGCTGAAATTACTTCAGAGGATGATAAGGCAAAAAAACAGGCGGAGATAAATAATAATGCGAGGATCTCTGAAATTGATGCTTTAAAGATTGACATAAAAACTAAGAATGAGTTAAAAAAAGCAAGTGAAGCGACTTATCAGTTAGAAGTTAATGCAATTGACAACAAAATAAAAGAAGATCAAGCAAAGAAGGATAAAAAATTCGAAGAGGATTTACAAGCTACTTTATCAGATGCTCGTATTGCTGCATTTAAGGAAGGCAAAGAAAAAGAAATTGCAGCCTTAGATGAAAAAATGCTTGAGGAAACTAATAAAATCCTTAGCAATGCAGATTATACCGAGCAGCAAAAAGGGTTATTAGTTGCGGCGTTAAGGAGTAAATATGGTTCAGAAGTTGCGGCGATTGATAGTAAATTTCTAAAGGAGGCTAACGATAAGGAGTTTGAAAGGTTTAAAGATATTACTAATAATGAAAGCCTAACTTTTGCAGCCAGAAAAAAAGGCGTAGATGATGCTTTAGCATTAAACAGAAAATTATTTAAGGAGGGTAAAATTGATAGTATTGCATATAGCAAAACTGAAAAGGAATTAACGGATGGCAGAATTGAACTCAGTAAAAAAGAAGCTGCATCCAGAGCGGAAAATGCTGGGAAAATTAGCAGCACTCTAAAGAACGTAGCTAAAGCAGTTGGTGAGCATACGATTGCAGGAAAGGCGGCAGCGGTTGTTTCAACAACAATAGATACATATATGTCAGCAACTGCAGCTTTTGCATCATTAGCAAAAATACCAGTTGTCGGTGTTCCTTTAGGTATTGCGGCGGCGGCGGCGGCAGTTGTTGCTGGATTCAAAAATGTAAAATCTATTTTAGCAGTAAAAACTCCTCCCGTACCTGGCGGATCATCGGAGCCGGGATTCATTGATATACCTTCTCCTGGTGGGGGTGTTGGTTCGATGGGTTCAATACCTACAATTAATCAAATGGATACTCCAGATTTAGGTGGCGGAGGTGGCGGTGGTGTTGATCGTGCATCAGGGGATACGATAGTCAGGGCGTATGTTGTTGAAACAGATATTACCAATAGTCAGAGCAGGATGCAGGAGATTGAAAACAGAGCAAGATTTGATTAAATGATAAACTTTTAAATAAAAGCTATTTATAAACATGAATACTGAAATCCCTATTTATATGCTTGACATTACGGATAGCATTGAAGATGATTCACAAGTCGATTTTATCGCATTGGTAGATCGCCCCGCAATACAAAGAAATTGGAATGCATTTAACAAAACACAAAAATTTGAAGTCACTAATGAAGACCGCCGCATTATTTCTGGGGCTATTATGTTGGCTGATACGCCTATTTTTAGATCTGATAATACTTATGGTGATTATTACGTGGCTTTTAGTGCGAGCACTATTATCAAGATTGTGCAGAAATTTTTTAAAAAAGGATTCCAAAGCAACGTGAATTTAATGCACAATTCCAATCAACAATTTGAGGGCGTTACTTTATTTGAAAGTTTTATATCAGATTCTTCCAGAGGTATTATGCCGATGAAAGGTTTTGAAGATGCGCCAGAAGGGAGTTGGTTCGGTTCTATGATTGTCGAAAATGATGAAGCATGGGCAAAAGTAAAAAGCGGAGAGATAATGGGTTTCAGCGTTGAGGGGTTATTCAGTTATAAACCAAAGGAGGTAAATCAAGCCGCATCATTAATGGATGCAATCAAGAAAATATTATCAGAAGTTAAGTGATAAAGAATCAATTTTTAACTATTTAAATAAAAAGTATGAACGCACAAGAAGCAATTTTAAAAATAAAGGCTTTGTTTGATGACAACATTTTGCCAGTTGAAGCCGAAGATACTAAGGTTGAAGAAACTAAGGTTGAGATGGCTGAATATTCTTTAATGGACGGCACTAAGGTTGAGATTTCAGCTTTAGAGATTGGCGGATTGGTAACGCTTGAAGGTAACCCTGCACCGGTTGGAGATCATGAATTAATGGATGGAACGGAAATCACTTTAGATGAAAATGGTATGATTACCGCAATCGAAACTAAAGTAGTTGAAGCAAGTCCAGAGGTTGATGTTGAGGCTGGTTACGATAAAAAGAAGAAAGAGGAAGAAATGGCTGAAGCATTTGAAGCAGGGATTGCAGAATTAATCAAGGCAAATGATGCAAAGATTGCTGAACTTGAAAACAAGGTAAAGCAGGGATTTCAACAAGTAGCTGATTTGATTGAATCAATTTCACAAACTCCGACAGAAGATCCAATTAAAAAACCAAATAGCTTTACTGAATTTGTAAAAACAAACAGTATAAAAGAACAAAGAATAAACAAGTATAGAGACGCAATTTTAAACAAATAAAAATAAAAAACGATGGCATTTGACGTATCAACCTTAGCCGCTTATACCGAGCAAAACGAAGCCTTACTGGTAACGGATTCAGTTTTAGGCGCAAAAACTGCCGCTTTAATTAAGAGCGCAGGAAACGTAATGATTGGCGTGAAAAGCGCGGAGACAATCAATATAATGGACACAGACGCAATATTCCAAGCTGGTGGTAGCTGCGGATTTACTGCTTCAGGTTCAACAACTTTCACTCAGAGAACTGTGACAGTTGGTAAGATAAAAGTAAATGAGGCACTTTGTCCAAAAGACTTAGAATCTAAGTATTTACAGAAGGCATTGCCTACTGGTTCAATGTATGATTCTATTCCATTTGAGCAAGAGTTTGCTGATAAGAAAGCAAAGACAATCGCTTCTCAGTTGGAAACTGCATTATGGCAGGG